CTTTCCCACAGCGTCTCAATACAAACTATGCGGTCAGTAGTGAACCCTTAAGAGATACCGACGATAACCAGAAGGGACGCTATGCTTCTACGATGGAAGAACATACTCTGGAAAACGGGGATACAATCTATACTAAGGCAGGAGAGCCTGACCATATGATTAGCGAAGCTATGTCCGACACGGTACTTGATTCCATGGGGGTTAATGCTCCAATGACTGCCTATAATCAGGAGACCGGAGAGGTTCATAAAGAAGGAATAGATGGACATACCATAGGTCAGATTACGGGAGCTGCCTACAAATTCAACTTTATGATAGACGACGAAGTCTATGATATGATGGATGAAGGGGTTTTTGATGAGGATTCCTACTATGAGGCAGTCGCGGGTATGATTATCACAGGCAACGATGACCTGAATTCTGGTAATTTGCTCGCAGACGATGGTGGGCATTTCTGGGTCATCGACAATGATAACCTCGGAGAGAGAAACATGTCCTACGACCCACAAGAGGCAGCGTACATAGCAGAGAGCGCTATGTCATACGGGAAAGCGATGGATATGGATGTCAACAAAGACGAGTTACGACAAAAAGTTAATGATGTAGCAGGGCGTATATGGAATGAAGAGGAAGGCGCCGTGACAGAGGAATTCAATAGCGCATTAGAGAACGCAGCGAATCACCGTGTCGAGGATGACCCAAGGAATTCAACAGACGCTATCAAAGAAAACCTTACAATGAACGTGGAAGCAGCTGTAAATGACGAACTCGAGTGGTCCTCATAGGTGATACAATGGCAGTAAAATTCTTCATGCACTACGACGGAGAAAAGCACCCCCTCGGTACTCTTAGAGAGGGAGAGATAGTAGAATCTGACGAAGAAGGGTTTAAAGACTGGGTCGAGAACGAAAAAGACCTGGATACAACCCCGGACTTTACAGACGACGATGCTCTGATAAATACCTACTATGGTCCCTCCATCGTTGCTGAATACGTCGAATTGGAGGAAGGAGAGGATGAAGTCAAGGACCTTTCTAAGTCTGCTCAAGTTGCTCGTAGGTCTATGGGCAGAGGAGACACCACATATGAGGAAATCAACGACGTCATCAAAGATGCCTATGATAATACCGTGTGGTGGGCACATGATGAGGACGACCCAGACCTTTCTAAGTCTCCGAGTATGTGGTCTAAGGACGTCCCAGATGAAGCCAAGCAGTGGGTAGAGGCTGCTCTGGATAGCAATGCAATCCACGGGGATTACAAAGACCTCCCTTGGCTCGCTCCCCTGAACATAGAGCGTATCTTCCGTCGAAGACTAAGAGGAGATGCGGGTTTCAGGGTAGAGGATGTCGTTGATGACCTCCAAGATACATTCCCACATATAGACGAGCAGCGCGCTCTCAACATCGCAAGGACGGAAACCGGCGCTGTTCTTGATACTGCGAGAGAATTAGCACACGAAGCAGAAACGCAGGAGAAACAACAAGAAGAAGGCGAGAATTACGAACCCCCGCTTTACAACTGGGTTGGACCAAACGACAATTCAACCACAGAAATCTGTAGCGAGGTTGGGAAAATCACAAAAGAAAGAGGAGGGGTTACGTTAGAACAACTAAAGAGCCTTCTAAGAGAACACGCGAGAGACAGTCCAAGTGGTACTCCAAACCGTGTAGATGATTGGAGCCCTCACTACCAATGCAGAAGAACGTACGAACGAGTTAATTAGATTCTTCGGACTCTTCGGAGTCGTCGCTTTCTCCGAGGTCTCCAGCGATATATTCATCAACCGCTTCTTGATACCCTTCTTGAGCGTAATGAATCGCTCCGTTGTTACTCATATCCTGCTCAATAATATCTTCGAGGTGATGTGTAAGCATCTCTCGCTCCATACGTTCAAACTCTCCTTCCTCGGTTAGAGTTTCCAACGCCTCGCGGGCGCGATTGAATAATTCTTGGTCGGCCTTGTTGTGATTCATTGCATCGGCGACCTTGTCACCTACGGCCCGGACTCTATCTTCGATGCTTTCATCTCCCTCGACTATATCCTTGAAGGGGTCATCAGCTTTGAAGATTCCATTGACTGTTCGCTGGATGTAATCCATACTACCATGTAACCAGTCTACGATATAATTGTTTCCCATGTACTTACTACCTGCTATATAAAGGGTAAGATAGATTTAAATATCTTCATCAGACTTTTGTCCAAACCTTTATATTACTCCCTTTGGAAAATATAGACAGAAACCATAATGGAATGCAACAGTTGCGACAGTTCCATTGCCCTCAGTAAAAATATGAAGTCCGACCGTGGGCTCACTACTGAGAAGAGCGTCACTCGGTGTCCTAATTGTGGCGCAGAGATTGAACTGTCAAAGAACGATTCCTCCGGGAACCTACTTGAGAAAGGCTTGTAGAAATGCCGGAATCAGTAGAACAGTGCGTGCGGTCGGTAATAGACGAGGAGAGTGTAAGCGAAAGCTCTGCCTACGCCATATGCTGGTCGCGCTATAACGCCGGAGAACTAAAAGAAGACGAAGACTTTGAGTTTGGTCCTGTTTCAGAAGAGGACGACGATGAGGAGTCTGAGGACGATTGGTCAGAAACGGAGAAATCCAGACATCAACTACGACATATCGCGGGCGGCCTCCATGATTCCTATGATGGATTGGATAAACAATCCTCTTGGTCAATCGGATTTGCGACTCTCGCAGCTCAGAAGGCTGGAATGGAGGATCCACTTGGTGTCAAATCTGTTGCGTACAAAACGGTCACTGGGAATTGGCCCAGTATCCACCCAGCCGAAACCACCAAGGATGGACGCGACCATTTATGGGAAACATATAAATATGTCGTAGAAAAAATACTTGGAGGAGGAGAGGTCGCGAAGACGCTGTCCAAATCCAACACAATGGAAAAGGTAAATTTCACCGCAGATTTCGCGGGCACACAAACGGTGTTCAAGGCAGATGATGATTTCGTCATCTGGGGACCCGCGTCTGTGGAGATTGTAGATAAGGAAGGAGATAGAATTCACGCTGACGCGTTGAAGGAAGCTCTTCCGCAACTCCTCAAACGCGGTCGTCTCTCTCTTGAACATTCTGACCAGCTTGTAGGAGAAATCATTGAGTCCTACGAACTCGAAAATTCCGTAGAGCTTGAAATCGACGGAGAAACATCCACGCGAAAAGAATTCCCAACTGACGTTATCGAGTTAGATGGGAAGAATCCCGCGTTGTATGTTGCAGGTCGTATTTATGACGACACCCGTCAAGCCAAGCGTGTACGTGAATCCATCGAGGACGGAGAACTCAATTCCTATTCGATTTCTGGAGAAGCACTAGTCAGCCGAAGTAAGATTGAGAACGGAGAGCCTGTCAATGACATCGTTGAAATTGACCTCTCCGCTGTGACCGTGTGCGAAGAAGGCATGAATCAAGGTGCCAAGTTCGCTACGGTTGCCAAGGATGATTCTGAAGAGGCTGAACCAAACGTTCTGACGATTAAGTCCGAGTCTGGACAAGTGGCGGTAGCCAAGAGCGATGACGCCGAAAACGTAGACACCTCGGCAGAGCACCCCGGTGACCGCACCCTCACCATCCAAAGGTCCGAACAAAACATGTCCGAAGAGACAGAAAAGAGCGAGGATAATTCTCAAGAGATTACCCTTAGCGAGCTTAAGACTGAATTCCAGTCTGTCGTTAAGGATGCTCTCACAGAGGAAGACTTCGCCAAAGAAGACGACATTCTCGGGAAGGAGGAAGTCGAAAACATCGTTGAAGAGCTGGTCCAGGAGAAGATGGACGAGTTCGAGACGGCGTCTGAAGAGGACGTCGAGAAGGAGGACAGCGAGTCCGAAGACGATGTCGAGAAGGCAGACCCCCTAACTGAGGATGAAGTTCGTAGTATCGCACAGGAAGTATCCAAAGACGCAGCCGTTGAGGCTGCAGAAGAAGTCCTCGAACGTCAGGCAGAGGAAGAAGAAGAAGAGGAGGACGAGGAGAAGGCCAACGAGTCCGAGGATTCCTACGAAGAGGAAGAAGAAGACGAGAAGCAGAGCGGCATGAGCGAGGACGACCTCGCGGCTGCTCTCGCTGATATGGCAGGCGTCGACGCGGATGACGCTCAGGATGCCATTGACGCCCTCCAGTCCAAGGAGAACGGAGAAGAAGAGGACGAGGAGGACGAGGAGGACGAGGAGAAGGCCAACGAGTCCGAGGATTCCTACGAAGAGGAAGAGGAAGACGAGAAGGCTAACGAGGAAGAAGAAGAAGAAGAAGAGGATGCCGAGGCTGACAAGGGCGGCTCCCAGTACACTGTTCAGGAACTGAAGGAGAAGCTCCCTGAGGACGTTTTCGACGCCGTACGCGGTTATGTCGGCGAAGAGAAGTTCGAGACGGAGAAGGCTGACGGAACGCATCCCGATTTCGATTTCGACCTCGACGACGCAGTAGAGAAAGCAATTGACAGCAAGCTCGGTACGGCCGGGACGCCCTCCACACCGTTCGGTTCGACCGAAAAGTCATATGATGATGAGGACGGGGAGCAGGTTGGTAATCCCGCCCTTGCCATCTGGAGTGATAAGTAAATGAGTCTAAATTCCAACGAGCAGTATCAGCTCGCGAAGGCACAGATTACGCAGACAACCAAGCTCATGAAGAGCAAGCCAGCGCGCAACTACATGGCTAAGAAGCAGATGGAGCGCGCTGGTGTCGGTAACGGTTATTACCGAACGCAGGCCCGCGGCCCGTCCGGAGAGGATCCGGGCCAGGTCAAGAAGGCTGACGGTTACATCCGTACCATCCACGACATGATTGATTATTACTACGGCTTCGTGCCGGAGTACACCCAGAAGGAAGCGGGTGGCGGCGGTGCTATGTCCAAGCAGGACAACGCCCTCATGTCTGGTGACGATGGCTACCGGAACGTCGTGTACGGTAGCGAGGTTTTCAGCCTGCTCAACAGCGAGGCCAACGTGTTCTCTCTCCTGGAGAGCCGAGCGTGGGTCAAGTCTGGTGAGCGTATCGTAACCGAGCGAGCGGCTGGCGGTAACCACACTCTCGGTAGCGGTGGCCTGGACGAGAACGCGGCTCTTCCGGACACTGACCACCCAGACATCTCGGAGTTCGAGCAGGACCCGAAGACAATCGCTCACAACTTCGACGTCAGTCAGGAGAAGGCTCTCCTCGCAGAGACGGAAGATGACGACATCGAAGACCCGTTCGATTGGCTGCGACGCTGGTACGGTACCGGCACGGAGCACCAGACGGGACAGGGTGAGCACCCGAAGCACATCAACGTTCAGATGGTCACGGACGCGGACACCCCCGCAGGGAACAACATGGAGTCGGTCGACCGTGTTCTCTCTAGCGGAGCAGAGTCCGACATCCTGAGTGACCCGAGCGACAACGACGTCTACGGCTTCGACCGTTCCGACAACGAGTTCGAGTCCAACGTCATCGAGAACGGTGGTAACAACCAGACGTTCGTTCTCGACACTCTCGACGACATGATTCGAGAGATTAAGGAGAACTCCGGGAAGCGTCCCGTCTCCGACGATAACTACTTCTTCCTTACTGGACACGATACGTACCAGCGTATCGAGGACGAGGTCGGTGGGAAGGAGCGTCTGGAGCCTGTTCGGACTGCGGTTGGTCTGAACGGTGTCCAGTCTAACCCTGGTGGAGACGTGGGCCTCACGGTTCAGTCCTACAAGGGCATCCCAATCTTCGAGAGTATCGACGTTCCGTCTGACGGCATCAGTCGCGTCTACCTCATCGACAGCTCCACGCTGTTCACGAAGATTCTCCTTCCGACTCAGTTCTACAGCACTGGTACGGAAGTTGACGAGAACCCGTTCGGTATCAACCGGCTCGGGAACGAGGGTATGTACGTCACAATCGGCGAGCTGACGTGCACCAACCCTGCTGCACACGCCAAGGCGCGCGACCTGCAGTAAACATAAACCCCTCCCTCAACCATGAAGATAGCTGAAGTAACGTACGTGGGAACGATGACCTCGAACAAACACCGGGGTCCCTCTGGTGAGTCTTACTACTTCCGCGCACCGCGGGGGCAGGAGCCTCGACCGGAGGTTATCGACAATGTGGACGATGCTCTGCATTTTGACCGCATGGGTTCCCCTTACGAGGTTGAGTGGACTGGAGTCGGTAAAGTCGCACGGTCCGGCAAGAAGCCTCTCAAGTCGCTGAAGAAGATGGGTTACCGTCAGAAGCAGTCCCTCGCTAAGGAATTCGGTATTAAAGCGAACCAGAGCGAGGATGACCTTGAAGATGAGCTTCGTCCAGTCGTCGAACAACTCGTTGAGGAGGAATTCTAAGGAGATAACCAAATATGGCAAGTTACGACATCCAAGACACAGAGTTCCCCGGCGCAATGAAGATGCGTACGGTTGAAGCCACAAACGTTTCTGACGGTGATTCGTTCACCCCGAAGAGCGCTGGCATGAACCGATTTATCTTCGTTGCCGTCGAGGTAACTGATGGCACGGCAGCCCTCGCAGCGTATGACGAGGCGAACCAAGAAATCAACCTGTTCGGAGACGGCGATGGGGCTACGGAAGCCTTCGCCTCTTTCACAGGAACAGCAACAGTCCGACTGACAGCGTTCGGGAAGTGATGGACTAATGACAAGACCAATCTTAGAGCCGGTCTTGTCAGCGGTCACCAGTAGCGGCGCGTCCAGTCCGGTTGCCAGCAAAGGTCACCCACACATTACGTTGTATGTTGAAGCAAGCAACGTTGATACCGGAAGTGACTCTCTTTCAGTTCAACTTGAAGGAAGTCCTGACGGTGAAACGTGGGCGCCTGTCGAAATGGTAAGCGGTAACAGAGCCGTTATTGACGTTAGTGATGTAGATGTAGATGCCGGTGCCGTATCGGTTAACGGTGGCTTCTACGAATATCTAAGAGCAAACGTCACAGAAATTTCCGACAGCGCTGGTGGTGACCTCTCACTTACAGTATGGATTATGGCAACTGGTAATTCCGGCACTGGGCGCCGGGGTGCAACTCACGGCGAACCATAATCCATGGCCGGGGTCATTGATCTTCTTAGTTCAGCTGACCCCCTTAGTCTTCTAACGCAAGTACTAACTCTTATCTACCTTGTCTACGAGACAAGGAGAGGTAAGATTAAACAACTCGAAAATGTCGTTGTCGCTATGGTCACGGTTATCCGGGCCATGTCGAGAACGAATGAAGAGATTGACTCTGCGAAAATAGACAAATATATCCTTGAAAACGGGATAAGTCCTGACCATTTTATTGTTACTAAGAACGATAGTAATAATAGGCCAGATGAACAACGTCAGGATGATTAGGGATGTCTGTACAAGAAGGCTTATCCGACGTCGGTTATTGTGACCCCGGAGACGTAGCCGTTTTCTTCGAGCAGTATGACTCCTTTGGTTCGACTACGGACCCGACGAGTTCATACGTAGACAATCTGATTCTTCAATGGTCAGATTATATCGACCAGAAAACAGGCCACGCATGGCGGGCACGGCAGGTTGTTAATGAATTCCACGACTTAGATACACCGTATTACTACTGGGCTGGCAAGCCTCTCAAGTTGATGAAGCGAGAGATTCGAGAGTTTAAGACTGCTCAGGAAAAGGCTGATGCCTACAATCAGCGTAACGGTCTAAGTGAAGGAGACCCGGGATACAAGACAGAGGTAGATTATACCGACGACGCCATCGAAATCTGGCGAGGGAGCGGTTATCAAAACCTGGTGTCCCAGCCATCGTTCCAGCAGGGACGAGATGGAGATTACTGGGTTGATGGCCCTAATGGTATTCTCTACATCTACCGACGTCTTGTATTCCCACGAACGAAGGGTATCAAGGTCTCGTATACCTATGGTCACGGCAACTGGGACAATGATGAAAACTCTATCCCCCACGACATTAAGCAAGCCTGTGCTAAGTTAGTAGCAGCAGACCTGCTCCGGAGCGACCAATACGGTATGACGGTCCCTGGAAATGATGGCGCTCCAAAACCATCCGGCTCTGCTGATGCCTTCCGAGAGGAAGCAGAACAAATCTTAGATAGACGCAACGAGGTGAAAACCTTTGGCACATCTGGATTTTGAAGAGGATGTAGAAGCGGAAATCCTCGATGGATTCAAAGACGAAGAAGAATTCGTCGGAGAAGTTGGAATTGAGATGTACAAAGAAAACACGGAACGTGTACTTAGGCTGATGAAGCGTACTGACAACGAAAAACTCCAGCCTTTGTTAGATGAAGTCACGGATACATACCGAGATGGAGACGAGTACAAGTTCCACGTTGCTCACCCGGCAGCTCCATTCCACGAATACGGAGCATTAACAGCGTCCTTGACTACTATGAATACGTCTGATTATGCGTTTTCCTGGTCCGATGAGAATATCAGGAAAGTAAATCAGACGGTTCCAGGAAAGTATTGGAGGGACGATGGTCCTCTACGCATTCCTGCCCTACGATTCATGCACAAGGCTCGCATGTTAACCATAGGTCAAATGTGGAGAGAATTCAAGAGTAATTGGAGATAATACATGACAGCAATTCAAGCGGTAGAACAACTGCTCGAAGATAATTGGGAGAGTGAAGCAGATGCCGTTGATGGTCGCATCAACGATGTTCCTCAACCCTATATCCTGAGAGAGAAGGATACCGATAGACGTCGTGTGAACCTCCAAGACGGGGACTACATCTTCGTTATTGATGGAGGAAAGCCCGCAATCGAACCCCGTTCTCTTGGTTGGACTGAGGAGAGGATTGAAACGATTGTTGCTCTGGACATATATACTTCCCATAGTCGTGAACGTCTACTGGGAGAAAGACAGAGCGATGGCACCAACGAAGGAAATGTTGGAGAGTCATATGGAGGTCTCGCTGGAGAGACAAAACGCATAATGGACGTTCACCGTAAGGGATTCCAGGAGTGGGATATGCTAATTGCATCAACCTTCGATGACTTACAATCCCAAACGGGCGCTGGTATCTGGAGAGGTCAGTGGGAACTGAGGATGGTTCAGATTGCCAGTAATATTAATGTCGGAAACGACTGCTAATGAAAACGTTTAATTAGTAGGTACATTTTAAATATGTCGAGGAACACAATTTAGACAGACGTTTCCAAATGGACGCAAGAAGACTGAGAAACGCAATCGACGCCGAAGAGGTCCGCCCGGCGTGGATTCAACGCAACCGAGACGAGCTTAGTGAGCTTCTTGACTCTCATGTTCCTCGCGCTAGCGTTGCAGACCTCAACGAGTGGTGGTCTCGCAATAAGAGCGTGGTAGGACGAGAAGTCAATGCAATGCTTGAAGATACGGAGATTACGGGAGATGACGACGAAGGCTTTGAGGATTCGTCAGAGTCCGAAAGCTCCAACGATGAAGACAACTAAAAGGTAACTAAGATACATGGCACTTACAGGAAAAGACACTGGCTTAGTATACCGCTGGGAAGATAGTTTCCTAATGCAGGATTCTACAACCCCCGGCGACTATAGCGAAATTACAGATAGTACGAATAAGACCTTCGGGTCTAACGTCACAATGGGAACCAACGAAGGTTCCAACAACGCTGTACGCCAGTTCAACCCGATGAACAGACAGGCAGAATATATTATCGAGCAGCAGTTCGCAGGCTCTTGGTCTGTGGATTTCACGCTCACAAACCCGTGGTGGATTAAGGCCGTTTACGGGGATGCAACATCCGGAGAAGAGACGAGCGCTCCGTACACTTACACGTACGATGGTAAGTTCCCGGCGTCGATGGTTCTTATCCAGCAGACTGAATTCCCTGATGGGACAAAGAATCACCGACTTTACAAGGGATGTGTTGCTACATCCGCTGAAATCAGCGTCGGTGTAGAGGACACGGTATCTGTGTCC